GGAGTTCTAGACCTGCACACATATGCGCCCAAGGTTCTGGAACTTTACGGTGAATTTATTCGTTCCACCCTAGTTCTGGACTCCCAAGAGATGGATATGATTCCAGTCCGTTCAGAACTAGAAACCTCCCCATTCTAAAGGACATTTAAATGGCTGACGACGCAACTTCTAAGATTGTAGATTTCATGCGAGGTGTCCTAGCTTCTGGAACTACTGATGCTTTGGGCGCCCCTGTGGATATTATTACTGCCGCTCTCCGTCCACTGGGGTATAAAGAAACTAAACCTATTGGTGGGTCTGCGCAGTTACGAGAGTTGCTAGGTCAACCTCCAGAACCATCTTCATTGTCAGAAGTTGCAGGTGGTTTAGTTGGCCCTGCAGGTATAATGAAAGCCGCTCTGATGGCAATCAAACTGACACCAGCAGAGTTGAAATTCTTCACTGACCTGACAAAAGATATTAAAGGTAACACTGTTCGTAAGATCGAAGATGTTCCTAAAGATTACGATATGCCATCTACTGCTCATATTGAAGATGGCAAATTACGGTTGTCAGATAAACAAGTTGGTGAATTAAAAGATTGGATCTATGATACAGTCAGAATGAAGGATGTTGGAGAATCTAAACTTCCTCCATCTTTTTATCGTGACGATCAATTTGCCTTTCCTCCCCCACGTCGTACAACGGTAAATAAATAATCTTAACTAGGTACTCCCTAATGGCCACCAATCAAGCATTTATCCCACCCAAGTCTGTTCAGGAAGCTCTCCTGCAATTCCATAAATACTCTGCTACACAGTCAGAAAATCAGTGGAATATGAAAGAACAGATGCGCCGCATCGACTTAGCCTATCTCAGAGAAGAGGATCTAACGCTAGATCAGTGGCGCGCTAAGTATCAGAATCTTCAGGGCAACTCGAATGCTATCCAAAATGTGGTAGTTCCGGTTGTCAAGCCGCAAATCAATGCTGCGGTAGATTATCAAATCTCAGTTTTTCTCACTGATTATCCTATTTTTGGTGTCGTATCTGGGCCCGAATATATTGATCAAGCACTGCAATTGCAAGCATTGATCGAAGAGAATTCCATTCGCACTGGTTGGGTGTCCCAATTCACTAAATTTTTCTTCGATGCTTTTAAGTACTGGGGCGTTGTAGAGGTTACTTGGGACAAGATTGTTACCGCTGCCCTTGAAACTGATCCAAGCTATAACTTAGGAAAAGAAGGGCGCCCCAAAGAAGTAATCTGGCAAGGTAATCGAATCTCCCGCTGGGATCCGTATAATACATACTTTGATAATCGTTGTTCCATGTCTGAGATTCCAGACAAGGCAGATTTTGTCGGTCACACAGAACTACTGACCCGCACTGCGCTTAAAACATTCATTAACAAACTTGATGTCAAAATCATTGAAAACATTAAGCCAGCTTTTGATGCCCCAAATCTACTGTCTCTTGGATCTAATGTACCTTACGGCGCTTCTTATACCATTCCCCAACTGAACTATTCTTCCCTGATTGATCCTGCTAATATTGATACGCAAGATTGGAATGGCTGGGCAGGATTGACGACTGGTGGGCGCAAAGGAAATATTAATGGCACCGGTCTGTATGAAGTCTCAACTGAATATGTTCGCATTATCCCTTCAGATTTCGGTCTTCGTGTTCCTGCTCCCAATACCCCGCAAATCTGGAAATTAATCTGGATTAACCATTCAGTTCTAATCTACGCTGAACGCCAGACTAACGCACACGAAAAGATTCCTACTTTCTTCTGGCAACCATCAGACGAAGGCCTGGCTTATCAGTCGAAATCTTTAGCAGAGGATGCAATCCCATTTCAGCAGACCGCATCTGCTTTGATGAATTCCATTCTTGCATCTCGTCGTCGTGCAGTAACTGATCGAGTCTTATATGACCCATCACGAGTTCTTGAAGCACATATCAATAACCCGAGTCCGTCAGCTAAAATTCCTGTACGTCCATCAGCTTATGGCAAACCAGTTTCCGAATCGGTTTATCCATTTCCTTTCCGGGACGATCAAGCTGGCGTGGCAATGCAGGAGATTCAGCAAATTGTTAGTTTCGGTAATGTCCTTAACGGCCAGAACCCTGTTCGCCAAGGTCAGTTTGTTAAAGGAAATAAAACCAATGATCAGTGGCAGGACTCAATGTCCAATGCCACCTCGAAAGATCAGCGCTCGGCATTAATTGCAGAGTCAGATATCTTTACTCCATTGAAGGAAGTTCTGAAACTCAATTACCTACAATACCAGGGCGGCACCACAGTATATTCACCGTCGCAACAACAAAACGTTGCTATTGATCCAATAGCTTTGCGCCAAGCAGTTCTAAATTTCAAGGTTACCGATGGGCTGTTGCCCAAGATAAGGTAATTTCCTCAGACGCAATGAAGATTGGCATGCAAGTTATTGGCTCCTCTCCTCAAATTGCAGGCGCCTATAATATTGGTCCGCTGTTCTCATATCTAATGAAAACGGAAAATGTTAACTTTGGGCCGTTTGAGAAATCGCCGCAACAGCAAGCATATGAACAAGCAATGGCAGGCTGGCAACAGGTAGCAATGCAGGCTGCTCAGAAAGGTGTTGAGATTTCGACCCCCATGCCATTGCCGCAGCAGTTCGGGTATGATCCAGCAATGCAAGATCCTCGGTCCAAAGCTGCCGCTAACTCGCAACAATCAGCGCAACCTGGAGTACAGTGATGGCGGTTCTCGACACCAATAACTCTTTTCAATCCTGGATCTTAACTGAGAATGAGACTATTCAAGGTTGCGTTCTTACCACCTTAAACACTCAAGTCATCCAAAATCAAATTGCATCATATGCTCAGGAGAGGTTAAATCTTGAATTAGATATGACCAATCCTCAACGTTTTGTTCAGCAGGAAGCGGATTTAAAAGGTAAAATCTCCGCATTACGTTATCTGCTGGACCTTTCAGAATCTGCCCAAAAGCGGATAGTGGAGCCAGAAAATAATTCTGGCCCCTTTAATTCTAACTTCTAACTTGTGCTACGCACACCCTCAGGAAACTTATTATGCCTACGCCTTTTGACATGTTTCGAATCTTCAGTCCGAAGCAAGCACCGCAACCGCAAGTTGCTGCTCCGGCTCCAGCTCCGGCTCCTACAAATGATCCGCGCCGCAATAATCCTGCAGCATCTCAAACTGCACAAACCTCTGGAACTGACGCAAATGGCGTAGTTCCTCCTGGTGGCGCAGATCCTGGGGCTAATCCGCCATCCCCTTTGGATCAGTATAAGGACTTGTGGCAACCTCCTGCTGTTGACCCTAATGCAGCAGCCGCAGCAGCTCAGCAAGTTGATCCACAGAAATTGATGGAAGCTGCTCGTAAAGTAGACTTCTCATCTGCTTTGAACCAGGAAACTCTTGCAAAGGTTGCTGCTGGTGGAGATGAAGCAATTAAAGCACTGCTTGAATCTTTTAATTCTTTTGGCCAGCAGGTTTATGGACAATCTGCTGTAACTACTGCACGAATTGTTGAGCAGGCAGTTTCTCAGGCTCGTGACCAATTCATCTCTGAAATTCCCAATGTTATTAATCGCCAAGGTGCTCGTGCCAAGGTTTTTGATGACAACCCAGCATTCAAGCATCCTGCAATTGCTCCGATGATTGAAGCACAAGTTCAACAACTCTCCATGAAATTCCCCAAAGCCTCTCCTGCAGAACTTACGTCGATGGCGAAAGATCATCTGCAAGCTATGGCTGCCCTTATTGCCCCTCCTAAAGCTGATGCATCTGCCCAAGGCAAGACGAGCGAAAAGGATGTGGATTGGGATTCGTATATGAGCAGCGATATTCGCGGCTAATTTAAACCTCAATCCTAAGGATTTATCATGCTTTTTAAGCGTTTGCAATACACTGCCACTGGGCAAGAACTTCCTGGTAAGGCGTCTGTTGGAACTGGCTTTTTTGCCAATCTGCAGATTACTACCAAAACTACCGATGCTAACCATACACTGACCGTAGCTGAAATGGCCGGTGGTTGCGTGGTTTACTCTTCGTTCACTGCTGGTCGCGCTGTCACCACTCCAACTGCTGCACTGATTTTGGCTGCTGCCGCAGATATGGATGTTGGTGACTCGTTTACTTTCATCGTCTCTAGCACTGCCGCATTTGCTGCAACCTGGGCAGCCGGTACTGGAGTTACGTTGGCTGGTCGCGCCACCACTCCTGCTAGTTCGTATTCGCTGATTGTGGTTACTAAGACCAGT